AGTTTGAGTAAGAAGCTTGAGTTCTTCTGGGTCTCTAGGGCCAGAACCAGTAATTGCACCAGAGCCAGCGGTCATTAAGGCCCCAACAGAAAGAAGATTACCCATAATGATGCGACCCTCTGCTGATGCCATTCTAGCTGGGTCTCCAGAAGCCATATCGTTAATAAGTTGCTTATGAAACCCCTTAATACCGGGGATATTGGTCGTGATGCTTGGGAAAAGCCTTTGCCCCACCATCTTCATTAGATTCATGGGCGTATTAACAAAAGGAAGTGCAACAAGGCGAACCAAGGGAGAAGAACTTGCAATATTGCTAACTAACTGAGAAAAGCCTTTTTCATAGGTCTTGCCGTCAGCACTTAACACCCCCTGCCTAGTAAATGTGGCCTCTTGGCTAAAGTCTTTAGCAAGGCTTTCAATTCTTGAAAGTTTAGGTTGGTACTCAGAAACCATATTGTTTTCTAGGTCTGCGATGTCAAACTTGTTCAGCCCCCTAGCCTTACCGATACGCTGGGCTTGCTGACGAATCGCTAACTCACTATTTAAAGCCCCTTCTTGCGTGACTAACTTGGCTAGTCCTTCTTCTACATAGGCAACAATCTGGGCGGGGTCTTTAATTCCTTTTTCAAGAGCTTCACCATGAAGGTAAGCAGAAGCAGACGCACGAACATGAAGCTGTTTAAATCCTTCGTCTACAGCTTGCATAAACCTAGTTGGGCTAGTCAGCAACACATCAATACCATTCAGAGCCTTGGCAAGCATGGGGGCGTTGGTTTCGAGATACTTCACGCCACCCAAAACCTGTTGTTTACCCGACTCTGCAACTGAGCTTTCAGAACCAATAAAGCTTTGTCCTTCTTTAAGTGACTTTACAAACCAGTTACGGGCTTCCCCAGCTAAACGATTGTAATAACCAATGACTCGTAAAGAATTTTTAGACTCGGCTAGGTCGCCCCTAAACAAAGCCCCTGTTGCACGTTCCAAAGGCAAGTAAAGGCTTGTAAGGCTGTTGCTGGCAAACTGAATAGTGGCAAAGGTACTAACCTTGCTCAACATGGCGTTGATTGTGTAAGTAGCCAGCCTGTCCAGCCCAGTACGAGTACCATCTACAAGCTTTGTAAATGCAACCTCGTTGTCGCCAGCCAGCTTGATCTTCATAGCCAAGTCCTCAAGTCTCCTTAGACCGCCTTTTGAGTTGACAGCCCCCATCAAGGCTTGGGCATCCTTACCAATAAACTCTCTTCCCGAACCTAGAATCTCTTCTACGGCTTGTGATGTGTTGTCTTTCCTAAACACACGCAACGTCCTAGACGCTCCAGCCCCGATCTGCTTGATATATCCAGACATAGCTTTTTGGGCTTCTAAAATCTGAAGGAAACTACGAGCAGAAGGAGGGAGTTCACCAGCTAAAGCCTTGGCTGTGCCAGCAAAACCCTTAAATTTAGGCATTTCAGCCAGAAACTCATCAACAGCGTTCTTTGAAGCGGTATGAAATAGGGTGTTTGCTACCTTGTAAGCCTCTGTAAGCACGGGCAACTGGCTTGCAAACTGGGCAGACGACCTAGCACCACCTAAAATGGTCTCAAAACCACGGGCATCTAGGGTTTCTTTGAGGTAGTTTAGCCCTTTTTCAGCCCTAACTGCATCTGGTAGCACCCCGCCTTTGCGGTTCTTAAGAAAACCTTCAAAAGCTGAAGCAAAAGAACCAAACCATTCTTCAGCATCCTTGCCAGTTTTAAGGTTCTTGATGCTTGTAATAATCTCCGGGGCTTCACGGGCAATATCTTCACCCACTAGCTCTCCATTACCCGACAAGTACACATTAAACAGCTTTCCTAGCTGGGCTTCACTAATAGGAGCAGAAGTAACAGGTACAGGGACAGCGTTAGCACCAAGTTCCCTGTCTGGTCTTGCACCTTTCTTCATGTTTGGTTGCATCTCGGTAGCCAAGGCCGGGACAGCTTTAGCTTGGGCTAGGGCATCTTCTTCAGAGGTACGCAGAATGTTGATTGACCCTTGGATTGAGGGGTCTTTCTTAAGAGCCTCTACAACCTCCTTAGCAGACTTACCAGCCAGCTTCATTTTGTTGGCCGTAAACAAGGCTTTAGCAGAACCCATGAATAGTTCTGTTGCACCGCCAAGAAGAACCCCCTCTGAAGCCGATTTTAGTCGTGCAACGAACTCGCTGTCTGAATCGCTCTGGGCCAAAAGGTCAGCGAAAGGAATACCCGCTTCTTCAGCGATGTTTGAGAGCCGTTTGGTATGCTCATCAAAGAAGGCAAAGTCTGTAACAGCACCAGCAATCGTTCCCCGTGCAAATTTGTTGGAAAGCACAGAGCCAACTGCATCAGCCATCGCAACCCCTTTAAAAGCTTTGGTCGCTGTAGCCACCTTCCCCAGTACACCCACAGCAGGGAGGAAGCCTACAGCAAAGTTACCGATGCCTTCAGCAAGCTCCTCGCCTCCAGTCTGGCTTTCACCAAACACATTCAAGAAATTGTCATCAATCTTACCGAAAGAGGCTACTTGAGCGATTTCACCGATACCTTTAGCCCCACCCCTCAAGAAAGCCGTTCCAATCCTATTAGCTGTCCCTAGAACACCCTCTTCCGCATCTGGAGCTGGAGCCATAGGTACTTGAGGCTCTGTTGCACCCATAGGGGGTACTGGTGCATTTAGAGAAGGTAGCTCGCTTTCAGACAATAAAGCCATAATTATTTTCCTAGTAGTTCTAGCTTGAGTTTCTGGTTAGCAATAAAGTTGTTTAAAGAATCTTCGTCTTTAAGTCCATACAAGTCAATCAAAGTTTGAATATAATAGCCTTGGGCAGACCCTTCAAAAGTAGTGAATCCATTGGCATCAGTCCTTACTGCGTTCCTGTAATCTTCCCAAGCCTTAACTCTTTCAGCCGTAGACTTAAAAAATAGCGTTCCATCAGTAGACAGGGTTTTAGGGTCAAACTTAATACCATCAGACGTAACACCGCTAGAAAGCTCTGTAGACGAGAAGCCCATGCGACTTTTAATCTTGAGGTAGTCGGCATTGTACTTTTCGGTCTGTTCTGGGGTAAAGGTGTAAAATTCAGAGTTGCGGTCATCTCCAAACATATCAGCAACCTCAACACCTCCAGCATTAATAAGCTTAGAAAGCTGGGTCAAATAGTTTTGTGACTTATTAGCCATGAATTGCTTCAGTTCCCCCTGCTCCCTTAAAGCTTGTTCTGGCCTAAACTCTGGAATCTTTGTTCCTTGGGCTGTTACATCTAGCTGGTTCTGTAGCTGTTCTAAGCGATTCCACCTAGACAAAAGGACTTCATTAGGATTCGGGTTTGTGTTAGGGAATACAAGAGAAGCAAGTTTCCACTCGGCTACTGGGTTTACTTTAGGGTCGGTAGCACCAGTTTTAATTTCATTTTTTAAGCGGGGGCTTAAGTACGCTTGTGTTTCCAAAGTTTTTTGGTTCTGCACCTTAAACAAATCGTTTTTAGTTTTCTCTGTAATTTTAGGAAGCTCTTGACGCAATAACTTATTGACTTCTGTGTTAGGCATCGCTGGGTCAAGACTCTCAATATAGGAAGCGACATTAGAATCGAAAACAGCCCTAGAGTTAAGAACAAATACTTCTTGTTCGGATTCCGTCATAGACTCAAACATTGTATTTGTTTTAAAGCCGTCAGACAGCAGTTTATAATAAGAATTAGAAGCAGGGCTGTTAATTAACTGCAAGTTGTCGTTGGCTTTTGTAAAAGCTTGTTTTAGCTGTTGACTAGCTTCCCAAGAAATAGTTTTACCTTCAGCATCGCTAACAAATTGAATTGCTTCTTCTGGATTTGTTTTTGCCAGCTCGTAAGCGTAATTAACTGCTTGTTGCTGGTCTGGAGCAGAAACCTGTGCCATTTTCTCTCTAGTTGTCTGTGTAACACTAGCAATATCAGCATTAGGATTAGTTTTCATTACCTCGGCTACAATACTAGGAACAATAGCGTCATCTAATAAATTTGCCCCAGAATCCACAAACTTTTTGATATTAGAATCAATCTCTACATTAGCTCTAAAGTTTTCCCTACGTTGATTACGCTCCCAGTTACGCTCTTCCTTATCCAAAGATGAATCAATAATATTCTGAAGGTCATCAACTACTGGTGTTAATATTTCGCCAAAAGAAGCAGTACTCCCATCCCTACGAGAAACAACCATAGTAGTAACTTCATCTAGGACTTGCTGTGCTTTTGTTGGGTCATCTTTAGCAATAGACCTAATTGCATTACCCACATCTCTAGCTGTCAAAGCATTTACATTGGGAGCATATTGCGACCTGTTGTTGTATAGTTCCATCAAGCTACTTAAGGCATTAGCTTTATCTTCTGGAGTAATTGCTTTGCTCAATGAAGAAACAATCTTGGAGGTAGCAAGAGCATCTTTTTCTTCAGTTACAGCTTGAGTGAATTTAGCTTTCTCGCCTATCACAGCGTTTTTAAAGCTCTGTTCAGCTTGATTAGCTTCAGAAAGAAAACCCTGCTGTGCATAAAAGTTCTCCCCTACCTGTTCCGCAAACTTCTGACGCTCTTGAGCAATAAGCTGATCTTCAGTAATCTTTGAATAAGGGCTGTTTACTTCATCTCTACGATTGAGTAGGGCTTCACGATATTCTTGCCCTGCAATCTTTCCCGTAGTCTCATAAAGACCCAAACGCATATAAGGGTTAGCTCCGGGGTCGATCAAGCCCTGCTCTGAAGCCTTCTTAAAGCCCAGCTTTGTGATCTGCCTAGCTTTAGCCATGTCCTCCATAGCCATTTGCTGACCCTGTTCTAAATTCTCTTTATTAGAGATTCGTGTGTATACCGAACCCAAGCTAAAAAGGTTTTCGTTAAAGAAGCCTAAAGAATTAGCAATCTGGCCTAGTTCACTCTGCTCTGGACGTACTGGCCTTACAGCTTCCGCTGGGGCTGTTGCTTTAGGAGTAGCTACTTGAACAACTGGAGCAGGAGCAGGAATGTTTGGGGCAGGTAGTCGCCCTACACTTACACCCCGTCTATTGACTAATTCTACAGCCATAAATTAGCTAGGAATTGCTAGTACCGACCTTGGGGTACTGCGTTCTGGCCTCATGCCACCACCATAGTTTAGATAAGCTCCATAAGCACCCACACCCTTACCAAGCAATTCAATACCAAGGGCAGTACCGCTAGGACGAGCAATAGGTTGTGATGTAATAGGTCTGTTCATTTCAGCCATAGTGAAAGCAGAAGCCATTCTATTCTGACGAAGTTGTTCGTTATAGAACGCATCTTTATTCTGCTGTTCCCTCAAAATGCCTTCTTGGTAGCCTAGCTCTTGACGAGTAAAGTCAGCCAAAAGAGAATCAACGGAAAGCCCAGTAACACCAGCTTCACCAGATTGCACCAAAGCAGTTGCCTGTGCTGACCTAAACTCTTTAGAAGCTTGTCCCTGTTGTCTGGCAAGAGCCTGTTGTTCTTGAAGCTGTCTTGCCCGTACAGCGTTACTTTCAGCTTGAAATCTTTCACCCTCTAATTGAATAAGCCGATTCTGATATTCTTGTTGCTGTCTAATTGCATCGCTTTGGGCTTGTGCTTGCTGACTAGCAAAATCACTTTGGGATTGATATTGGGCGTAACTTTGGGCAATCCCAACAGCTAGGCCGACCCCTGCAAAAGCTAAAGCTGGACTACACATTATTTTTTATCCTCACAAACTCGTAAAATGTTTCTCCATTTATACCGAAGTTTTCCTTTTTGCTTATAATTGAAAAGCCCAACCAACGCAACCACTTAATGTGTAGGGTGTTCTTTTCGTGTATAAAGTTAAATAAAACTGGTTTTAATTCAAGCAAATAGTTAAGCCACTCTTTAGAAGCCTTTAAAAAGGTATGTTTCACTTGTAACACCTTGTCAGTACCCATCATCCACACGACTCCTACGTCCTTTTGGGGGCATAAACCAAACAAACCAATGGGTTCTCCGTATACGCAAATGGTATAACAAGGGTTACTTAGCCATACACTAGTCATTAATGCAATATCTGGCTTGGCTGGGGAGTTAGCTTTAAGTTCTCGAAGGTCTGCTTTGCGAAGTCTAGGGGCTATATATTTTACGTCTGGCATCAAAGTCTTTCTAACTACGACCCCATTAGAATAACTAGCCAATACGTTTTGATCTTGCACTATACAGAGCCTCCCACTCAAGGCTTAACAAGGCACAGGGATAAGGAGATTCGTTTAAAATACTAACTTTCACATCGTCTGTACGGCAGAATACAGGGAATTTAAAAGCCCCATCTTCCATGTGCATATAATCAAGATTAGTAGGCCCAACTCCTAAATAATTGGGGACGAAGTTATACAGATAAGTGTAATTATAGGTATCCCTATATTTAGGAGTTACGAGTACTTGGAAGAACCTGCTGTTGTCATACAACATAATCCCGTTCTTAAGCTGTAACCTGCCATCAGCCACCGCCGATTGGCCTTTACCAGAAGCAGACCGAAGAACTGGCCTTCCTAGCTCGTAAACAAAAGGATAAGGAATACCTACAACACCTGTAATACCAGTTAAATTGGCCCTTACAAATAATTTTGTATTAGAACAATAACCAAATGTTGCTGAATTGGGTACTCCAGCTACCCCAGAAGCATTGTAAATCACATAATATGTGTCGTAGGCCACCCCAGAGCTACTTATAAATTGATAAGGACTTTTATTATACATCAATCCTGTAGTACCAAAATTAAGAGAAGAAGAAGTTGTATAGCTGGGCAATAAATAGCCGTTTATAGTTGGATTTGTAGTAGTCCTTTCAAACCTAAAAAGATTACTTATAGAAGAATTGAAAGTTAGTCTGAAATAATAAGTTCTTTCTTCTGCACCTCCTTTTAATTCTAAAGGCGATGTTAAAGGTATTGTATTAGCATTTCCACTCAAAACTTGAGTACCTATTTGAGAAAAATCAGAATTATTGCTACTATAAAATAGCGTGGCTACAGAAGTCGCCGTATTTGCGTGTTTTAATGAGAAATTTGAAAACCCCGTTAAATAAAAACTTTTATATTTACCCAATGTAATTGAAAATTCAATAAATTGGCTGGTAGATAGAGCTAAAGCAGGGGTAGTCGCAAAAGAGCCGACTGGAGTAAGAACATAACTAGTTGTAGAATCATAGTTTTGTAGGGAGCTAGATAATCCAGCTCCTACTTTAAATACACTAACTTTTAAGTCGGGCGAGGGTAAAAAAGAATAATAAAACACATCGGTAATGTCAAATCCAGTAGTTGAAGAAAAAGGAACATTATAAGCATCGTAGGGGCTTGTAGTTTTAACTTGAATTTGAGTTAAAGGAACAAAAGTTCTGTTATTAAGAGTAATAAGCGAAAATGTGCCGTCTCCATTAGTTAAGGTTGACGATAAAGTAAAATTAGACGATTTGTAATCTACAAGAGCTTGAATATTAGGACTACCAATAGCATCTTTTTTAGTAGTGTCTAAATCCAAAGACACCATAGATAACTTTGTGTCTGAAGTACCAATACTCTCAATAATAAAGTAAATTTTATCTCTTTTAATATAAGCTATTTTAACATTGTTATTAACACCAAATGACCATTTTGACCAAGCTGATTGAACTTTTTCATCTCCAGAATAAAAAAACTTATACACTCCAATTTCGTGCTGTTTAGTATCTCCCAAGCAAAGCAGTAAAGAAGATATGTCAGAACCAGCAAATTTATTTATTCCACCATTAAGATAGCTAGGAATATTAGCACTAATATCATTACCATCTAGTAGAATTGTATTAGGATTAATAAAGTATTCTTGCACTCCAGAGTAATCTGTTTTTCTAAAAGCAAAGTAAATTTTATTTCCTATAGCTATAGGATTTGCTTCAATATCTACATTAAAAGACGTACTTTGTTGTAAGGATACTGATTTAGAAGTCATCTCCCCATCTGATTGTAAAGAGAATTGAATACCATCTGCAAATAACACTACTCGGTCATAAAATGGGATAGCATGATATAAAGTTCCAATTTCAGTTGTAGAAGAAGTAATATCAATAGGGTCGGAATCTAGCACTTGCGAAGTGGTTGCTTTAAAGAAATTAAAAAACTCTCCTGCTTGGCTCATTATTACCGATTCTCCAGCCAAAAATCCTAATCTGTTTTTAAAGAAAAATAAATTATTTATCCCTTTTCCGACAAAACTAGGGTTTGGGTTGCTTTCTAAATCTCCAGCGTCTCGTCTACCCCAAGAAGGAGCTGTGTAAGCTTTAGTTCCACTACTACCGCCACCAAGTGTATAAGTCGCTGTAGCTCCATTTAGAGGAGTAAATAAAAAATTATTAGCATCTAACTTAACAATAGCATGAGGCATTGTAGATGAATCTAATTTATAAGCAATACCCGGCCCACCAGTTTCAGACCAAGTTCCTTCATTTACTGCAAATATTCCTACAGGAGATGTGGCAGACCCGCCTACTAAAAATGCCCCAGTATAGTTGCTGTCGTGTTTTACATAATATTCATCACCAGTAGAGTCTGGAATACCAGTAATTTTGGCTATAAATCCATGAGGAGCAATAACGGGCAAATCAGTAAAATTCTGTACGTTATCTTTTACACTATAAAAAATAGTCCCTGCGTAGCCGTCATCTACAATAATTTTAAAGTCTAATGCTGAATTTTGAATATAAACATTAGAGCCAGACACAGCTATTCTTCCATTTGCGTTCCATGTTTCATTAGCCCCTGTTGATAGCTTTGTTCCCAAATCAAGAGCAATCGTCGTCGGCACACCTCCAGTTGGAGAATTTACATTAGGGTCGTTGTCGCTATTCCAAGCATCACTATCTCCAGAAGCGGAAGCATATAGTACGTCATTAGTCCCAACAACCCTTATTGACCAAGAAATTGTACCGCTAGGATTTTGCCTTTTATTCCCAGTATACCCAGTTTTAACAACTATCATTCCTTGATTTACCTGCGTACCCCCAATTCCAGCGGTAGCTTTAGAAGATACGTCAGCAGATAACGCTGTTGTTTTAGCACTATTTACTAAAAATGTGTAGTCAGCTATTGAAAGGCTTTTAATGTTATGGCCTAAAGTTTCTGTAGTAAGGCCACTCAAATAAGAGTTTATAGCTGTTTGATTGTTTCCAAAATAAAGAACATTTTTCTCGTTTCCAGCAAAATCAAAAATCTTAATGGTTTTATCGTTGGTAGCTGGGTTGTGAAATACCACTCCAAAATAATCAGTAAACTCCCCAGAAGAAATAGTAAAATATTTTATTGGAGTAAGTTTTGGATACACCGCATTACCACTCCCTCCGTAGGGATAACTCGCTACTCCAGCAGGTTGATTAAAGCTTATCTCTTTAATTAATTCAGTAGAGGGACGCTTAATCAAGCCGTCTACAACGCTAGAAACACCATTAATCTGCTCATAAGCCTGTGTAGTAAGCTTAAAAGAATCAGCTTGTTGGGATACTCCAGAAATTAGATTAGGTACACTTGTCCTAATAAGGTTCCGTGAGGCTCCCTTAACGTCTGCTATTGCCATAAATTAAACTATATAACGCCTGTGGGCAGTTACTTTAGCTACATCGTATTGATTAAAAATATTGTGGTTTGCTGTCTCGTCCTCTGAATCCTGTAAAGCCATAAGAGCAGTAGTCTCTTCTTCAGCACTAAAAGCTGAACCAGTTGCATCTCCAATCATTCTCTGTTGAAACAGCCGAGCCGACCTTACTACAATATAGTATCTGGCTTGCTCTGGTAAGTCTGTAAAAGGAAGTAAGCGAACAATTTGAGCTTTAATAGCTGACTTAAAATCAAATGTTTTATTCTTTTTATCGTAAAGCCGTGTCCCAAGCTGGACAACATCAATGTTAGTATAAGTGCGTTTATCAATGCTTACTCTTACAACATTATTAGCAAGAGTAATATGTGTAGTATTTACATTAGGCGTAAGGACTACATCTGTTTCCGTATTCCAATTCCATCCTTTGATCTGAGTTGCACGATCTACTTCGTGAAGGATAAGCTGAGCAATCCGAGTATCGGCGGTAGAAGCACTAATGCTATTGACAGGAGACTCACCAATGGTGGTCAGCATCGTGTTGATTGCATCTAGTTCTGTGGAGGCAATTACTGGCATAGGGTTAATTTATACAAAAAAGAGACCGCCAGCCAAGCTTAAATTCACTTCACTCGCCAAAGGGAAACACAATAACCTTTGGTTTGTCGAGGATGTGAACAGCTTGACTGACGGCCCCTAGAGTACCTAGTTAATTAGGTGTTGGTAATTTCAACCGCACACTCTGGACGGAGAACACCATGACCGACAGCATACTTGGCAACCATGAGGGTTGCTTGACGCTCGATCTGATATTCGCTCTCAACACCGATGTCGAGGAGCTTAACAGTACCAGTAGCATTAGGATGGAACACCACGCAAGCAGTCTTGGCAAAATAGCCTTGACGTGAGCTATGAGTGCTAGCATCGCTGGACAAGTCCGTGGAAGGAATGTTGTTGCTTTTCACGATGGTTGCACCACCGATCATAGCAATTTTTCCGTTCTCGAACACACCAGTAACACCAGTATAAGGAGCCTTGAAGTCGCCCTTTGTGAGAGCTTCGACAACAAGCCAATACTGGGCAGGGCGTAGAGCTACATAGCGATTATCGGAAGGAACATCGTTCTCATCCAATTTCCGCAACGCAATCAACACCTGCTGTGCAAGTACCACGCCGTCTGTCAAAGCGTTAGCAACTGACAAAACATTACCATTCGCATTATAAGCATTTTCAGCCCCGCCAGAAGCGAAGGTAGAAGCTACTCGGGCAGCGACAATGGTTGTCTGTGCAACAGCTTTATCAAACGACTTAGCCAACGCACGACCAATTTCGGTAGAATAGACGGAACGCACATCATAGTGGTTCATCGCTTCATCGAGGTTGGAAAGCATCGCAGAAGAGGTCAAAAGACCTTCGATTGCAATAACTTTTTCCGTGTGGGCCATATTGTTGAGGTAAGTACCCGTTTCAATCAAACTCTCGCCCGGAGTGTGGTACTTGGACAGAGCCACGCCCACAGCAGGGAATTGAGCCGATTTACCATTTTGAATGGTACGAGTGTTAGTGAGGTCTTTAAACACAGCCTCGGTTTCAAAAGTCGTCAGCACTTCGCCAGCGAACTTCTTAAGGAACAATTCGGTTGCGTCTGCTGAACCGCCTTGTTTCTCACCGGGCCGAGAGATAACATTGGATAATGCCATATTATTTCTAGCTTTCTTTTGTTGTGTTGAAGCCCGATTAAATCACACGATTCAAAACGAACTCCAACAATTCTTGGTTGTTCGCTCTGGTATATCAATCTGTTGCACCAGCGATTGTCCTCCGCAGAGGGTCGGGGCTTAGGAAAGCTTTTCCAAAACTTGAGTGTTTATTTACTAGATTGAGGAGCTTTGTCAAGCCCTTCTTTAGCGTCAGCCCCTACAGAACCAGCATACCAACCTTCGGGAATTTTTATCTTGTTCTGGCTTAATGCCCAATGCTCACCATCCCACACATAAACTTGCCCAGTTACATTCGGCCCAATACGGACAAACCCACCAGACTCATCTACGAATACTACCTTTTTTGAGTCTGTTAAACTTGCACACCCTGTCGTTAAAAGCCCTACGAATATAAAGAGGCGGGGGAGAGCCATCAGAAGCTTTAACTTCACGGACAGCCCTCCCCGCCAACGAGGATACCCAAGCTTGCACTAAATAGGCAAGAGCTTGAAATATCGCCAACCACACTATTGTTACTCTTTGTTCTTGAGGGACAACCTTGCCCCAGTATAGCCAAGTGCAACAAGGGCAGTAGTGGCTACCCCTAGAATCTGTTGCCAAGCTCCTTCTGCGGGAATGAGACCGCTGGCTGATACAGCACCAATAATCATGGCGACTACGGACAACCAGAACTCTGTAGTTTTGTAACCTGCTTTATTTTGCATATATATATCTCCTTTAGTTGAATACATTAGACCTGCCAAGCTTTTCTTCAACATCCTTTCGGTAGGCTGTATCAGATTTATACTTGGGGTTTTTCATGGCTTCAACGACTTCTGCTGTGCTTCTAAATACATCCGTTGGGCCGGAAATCCTAGTATCTCCAGTAAGGAGCCTTGGTTCCCGACCACCGACACCGCTTTTAAAGCGAGCATACATACCTTTAACAGCAAAAGAGGCTTGCTCCTTATTACCGCTAGATACGGCTTGATTGTAGATATTCAAGTCATCTTCAGACAAGTTCTCACCTGCCCATTCACTCATAGCTTTAAATTCAGTTTCACCGCCTACATCAGCGATTATAGCGTTAGACTCAGCTTGCTGGGTTGCTTCAAAGCCCTTCATATACTGATCGACATACTCTTTAGGGATACCTTTAGAGGCCAGTTCAGTATAGGTCTCATCAGAGAGCTTCCCGTTAGAGAAGTACTCTTCGCTGTACTTTTGAAAGCCAGCTACAGGCTGTTGAGTTCCATCTTGAGGCTGTTCTGTCTTGGTTGCATCTTGTTTAGGCTGGCTGAATCTCTTCTCCAATTCAGAGTAGGATTTAGCCATTTCTTCTGGAGATTTAAACTTCTCTGGAAGCCAAGTAGGACGAACCTCTTGAGTGGTTGTTTGGTTATCCTGCTGAATCAAACCGCCACCTCTAGGGTCAGCAATAGGCTGATTAGGTGCGTCAGCGGGTACTTGAGTTACGGGTGTGCTAACTGCTTGCATTGTGTGTTTACTCCTTTGTTGTGTTGTTTACTGACTAGGTTGAGGCTGTTGCTGATACTGGCTAAAGGCTTGGGCTAGTCCAGCTTTAAATTCTGGGCTGTCATTAGCAATTTGACCCGCTGTTGCAATAGCTTGTGGGCCAAGAGCTTCAGTCATACGAGCCATCATCTCATTTCGGCTGGCTCCTTGAGCTTCTTGGGCGACTGCTTGTTGATCTTTAATCAATCCTTCAGTATCAATACCAAGGCTTGTAGCTCTTCTAGTTAAGTAGTTGTCCATGTTAATGAATTGAGCAAGCCCCTGTGGGCCTAGAATCGAAGCGATGCCCTGCACAAACAGGTCTAGCTTATTCAAGTCACTAGCTCTGCCTAAAGCGTCCACACCAGTAGTAACGACTGGTCTAATAATCTTATTGTCGATCTTAGGAAGTCTGTTCTGTCGTTGCATCCTATCCATAATCCGTGAAACCAAGGGTAGCTGAAACTCTTGGGAAAGGACGCTATAAGCACCTCCAAGGGCTGTTTCGATTTCATTGGAAAGGTAACGAATTTCTTCAGCAGTTACTCGCTCTGCATTACGGACAGCAGAAGCATTAAGAAGGAAAGCGTATCCTAGACGCAAAGTAATAGCTTCCATGACGTTCTGGGCGATACGAAGGTCTGCTTGTTTCTCTACCTGCAAGCAAGATACGTCATTCCTGTCACCCGTGATGATTGCTCCATTACGAGCCTCTGCCAGCATCTTCTTATTGGTAACTCCGTTAGGACGCACCAAGAATACGACTTTAGCTGAAGCAGAAGAAGCTTCTACAACCGATTGGGTTAGAGCTTCGAGCGACCTTAAATCGCCTAAATACTCCTCTACAAAGCCTCGGCCATAATCTTCACCATCGACCCGTATAAACCGCAAAGGAATCCAAGGGAGCTTGTCTAAATCGTATTCCCCTTCAGAGCCGGGGATAATTGCATCTTTGATTGTTTGGTACACATACCACTTATCATTTTTGCGGTGGATACAAGTAAACAACTCAATGTTAGGTTCGTTAGACTCGCTTTTTGCTACAATGCTCCTTGCTTCTTCTGGTAGAGCCGTAACAGACAGCTTCTCACGGGTAACAATGTCCAAAACATTACCGAATGAATCACGCTTAACCACATAGTTCTCTAGTCGAAATACACGCAACCCACCAGAAGCAGGAAGATACAACAAGCAGTTACCGCCAACTAAAAGATGCCGTAAAGCTTCAAAAGTAGCCACACGGACAGCAGAAGTCTCAATGTCAGTCATAATGGCTTTTTCAACGCCAGCCAAAGCTTTCTCCATCTCTGCTTTAAGAGTCTGGTCGCCTTGAAGTTTTTTAAACTTAAACTCATCAATAGAGAATTTAAAGAAAGGCTGGTTAGGCGGGAGCAAAGCTAAAAGAAGCTTACTAGCCAAGTTGTTGACTCCTCTAGCCCCAATGCCTTGAAACGGGGTGCTGTACTCTGTAGAAGAGCCGTGACCAGAGGGAGGGACTAAAGTAGGAATAGTCAACTCAGAACAATCCCTAGCACGATCTAGGTAAGTGCTACGAGCTAGTTCCAATTCTGAATATAAAGATTTTCCTGTTTTCATAGTAGTTTATAATCCCTTATGTAGCGGTGATAGTGAAGTTTCCGTAATACCCAGTCCAACCAGATGTCGGAATTATTGTTGGGTCTGTAGAAGGGTTTGTTGACACATAATCTTGGTTAATTACCCATTCACCATATTCATTATCGTATTGAATACTTGCCATCGTCCAAATAGTAAAAGGAGTACCAGCAACAGCACCTCCAGACCCGCCTCCAGACTTAATTGTAGAATTAGGAGGAAACAAAACACTATTATTGTAACTATATATGTTTAAAACAGAATTAGGTCTACGATATAAATATGTCCCGCCATTCAGAACAAATGTGTCGGGATTTCCTGTAAACCCCGTGTCCATAATTGTCGTACCTTGTGGAACTCTTGTGTGTACCCCGTTCAATTCAACATTCCCAGATATTGTTATGCTTGGCGTACTAGCCACAGAAAGCCCACTCGAAGGCGTGGTTATTACCACAGAAACATCAACATTGGAGGCAGGATTATAATTAGTATCCCCAGCTTGGCTTGCCCTAACTACAATAGTTCCGTTTCCTGTATAAGTTAAAACATTACCACTTAAAGTTCCGGGGCCACTAACTACGCTGAACGAAACAGAGAGACCAGAGGTAGCTGTCGCTGACAATGTTTGAGACGACCCATTGTTTCCTGTTGTTGCTGGGCTAAAACTAATAGTTTGATTCGCTTTAGAAATTGTCCAAGTAATAGCTGAAGGAGAATTTGTTATTGTATAGTTTGTACTAGAGTACCCGGTATTAAAAGAAATTGCATAGGAACCCGGAGCAGATGAATTAGTAGGTATAGTTCCTGTAATTAAATTAGTAAAGGCGTTAGTAATTGTGTCGGAACCGACCAACCCAGTAGTTGATACGGGTGTTGGAGTCTGCCCATAAGAAGTAGAACCAGAAGTAAGAGTTAAAGTAGCATTTTTTTTATTTATTGTAACTGGTATCTCCGTATATACCCACCTGTAATCGGGATATTCTTGACCAGTTATAGTAGCTGTATAAGAACCAGCAGACACACCAGAAAAAGATAAATTAGATCGTATAGCTGTTTCTAAATTAGCTTCATTTGAACTAATAGTTAATGTGGGCATACTAGCACTATAAGTGAAAGTTTGTGGAGAATCGGATATGGTCACTAAAGTCGGTTGAGATGCCGTACCTACTAATTTTCCATCCCAAGTAGTACCAATAATTTTTTTAACATTCAGCATGCTAGGCCCAGAAATAGAAGTAGTAGTGGCATATACATAATAAGTAGAATTGCCAGAATTTTCAGTCCAAAATATAGTATGGGTCGGAGCATTTATGTCATATACCCATCTTATATACTGCGTAGGTGCTGTTTTTAAAAAGTTACCTAGTGTGGCTAACGACACTCGAAGCGGAAACCCATCTTCAAAAACAGAATTTGAGGCCGTTGTAGATAAACTTAACCCTAGGTGTGGCATAACTTAAAATTTCCCGTAATTAGGGTCAGTTACCCAATAGGGGGGAACTTCTGGATATTTTGTGTATTGCTCATCGCTCTGTGATGTTTTATCAGAGCAGGAAGTTATAAGCAACCCTAAAAGTAAGGCAATTAAAGCTTTATTGGAATTAGAGACTAAAGGCTTTGTAAGCAATTATTTTACCTGTCAACAGCGTTACGGCTGTAAAGGTTCCAAAAATAGTAAGACCTTTAGGATATGTAATTGTTGAGCCAGTATAAATGCTACCAGCAGAGCCAGCAGACCAGTTAGAAGTCGTCAATGTAGTAAAAGTGGTGTCCTCCAGCATAGTAATAGCACAATAGTTTTTGGTGGTTGCACCTGTAGTGTTGCTGATGTACTCAGCCCCGTATGCTCCTAAAGATTCGTATTCTAACATATTATTTTTCCTTTAACTAGGTACGTTTACTCCACCCATATCTTCTTGCTGATTAGAAATTACCAATGCACCTCTACCTCGTCTACGATAATCTTTTCTCTGGGAAGCCCTAGAAGATTCAGAAGGCATAATTTCTTTAGTCAACTGCACGGGGGCAGGAGGGGGTGGAGGCGGGGGTGGGGGTGGCGGGATAACTGGTGCTTTATAACTTCCTCCTCCTCCCATACACATAAATTTATCTCCCTCTTTCCTGTTGTTCGTCAAATTTTGATTGTAAAAATCTTACAATTTGACGCTGACCACTATAAATCCAAATATCCCGATCAGATTCACTAGAATCTGGACATCTTTCGGGAACCATTTGGTGCAACACATCTAGTAAAGTTTTAGATACTTTTGGAAATTCGTCAACATTTTTCTCACTTTTACTAATAATTTTATAGCCAGCCATAATCCTCCTTTGGCAAGTCATCCAACTCCTTTGGCAACAAGCCTTTGTCAATTCTGTGTTTTGTCTCTATCATCGCTCCAATATTCCAAAGTGTAGCTACATCATGCCTTTCGTCCCGCATACCAGCAAGATGTTTTGTTAAATGACGCAACGCAGAGTCAGCATAACGACTTAATGGCTGGCCTTTTTCCCAGTTGCGTGATGCGTATTTCTTGGCTCCTTCTTCAAGTTGCCTAGCCCACATGAACAAGGCGTAAGGAGGAAGCAGGTCAAACCGACCCTTGTTTTCATTGGTATCACGAACAGAACCAGTATCAAAGTTTTGTCGTTTACCAGAATCTTTAACTACTACGTCACTCATTCGTTTTCTCCCAATGTCAAGATATTACATTCCCGTGCAACCAAGGCTTCCAGTAAAGCCCCGGCACTCTTCTCAAACCCCGGAAGGAATACAATACGATCAGAGTTTAAAAGGTTTTTAATATCCTCCTTTAGGTACATATACCTTGGTAGGGTAATATCCCCATCAAAGTTCTCTGCTGGGTTGCGAACTATGTACCCTTTAGCTCTTAATTCAGTAGCTTTAGCGTGAAACGCAGGGTAGTTGTGGTTTGGTAATCCCGTCATCGCTCCGCTTATGTATACGCTCAAGGTTGCCATAGTATTACCTCATTGTTTTTGTATTCACCTTTTCTCAAGATACGAGAAACCCTAGCTTGTACTAAGGCTTCTGATTCTGGAACACCTTCTTTGGCGTAAGCCTTAAGAACTTTATCCCATAGCCCTTTAGACCCCACAGGCCCAAGTATCTTCTCAGCGGTCTTTGGGCCACAGCCTACCAGACCTGTGTATCCGTCTGTCTGGTCACCCGTGAGGGCTTGGAATAGATGCCACCAATCAGCTTGCTCTTTGGTCACCTCAACCACCCCTTCTTCAGCCTTGTGGGGGTTGTAATGCTTTGCTGGGAGTTGTTTAAAGTCTTTGTCCTCGCCAACTACAATAGCTTTACCATTTAGTTCAGTAGCCCAGATGCCCAGAACATCGTCTGCCTCTAGGGTTGGTTGCATCTCGGCCTTGTACTCTGCAACCAGCCATTCCCTAACCCTTGGGTAAAGAAGAGGCTTTCTGATCTTTTTACGGCTTTCCTTGTAGGTAGGAAGAATCCTCTTTCTCCAGTTAGTGCTGTCGGACAGAGCTACCTTAATCGTATCTGCTTTTAGCTCTTCCTTTAGCTCTACAAGAAACGCAGTAATGGTCTGCGTAGCTGTTTTGACATCTCCGTGGAGAGTCCACATATCGTTGCCCCAATCACAGGGGTATTCATTGGTAATCGTATGCCAGAAGGCAAGCCAATCACCATCTATTAGTAGTGTGTTTTTTGTGTTTTTCATAAATTTAGTATTTTACTTTTTTCAAACTTTTAATTTGCACAGCATATTGGGTTTTAGTATGAGCATCCTTTGAGGAGGCGTGTTTAATAAACAATCTAGCTTGCTCCTTTTTCTCACGCAAAAATGGGTATAAACTTCTGATAACATTGACGGCACTTTCTCCGAAAATCCTAAAATAGAAGAAATTTCTCCAATATATATTTTTCTTGTTATTTTTATCTTTTGAAAATTTCCCTCCATACATCTTGTGAAAGGTTTTAACAACTTTTGGGTAGCACGATTTAATACCAACAACTCTTGCACCATTTTTTGAAATATGGATACAGCCTTCTCCATCAAAGTAACCAGCAAGATACGAAAGTTCAATTTCATTAGGTTTTCTCACTCAATGTGTCTCTGCCCAATTAAAGCCGATTTTAAACTCTCCGTCAAGAGGGCAACGGAACTTAAAATCGCTACCTGCTTGGCGTATAGAGGCCACCGCTGTAGTCCCTACTAACTCCTCAATTCCAGACTTTGCCTCAATCTGCATCTCATCGTGGATGTGGGCTACAATTCCGTAGTCTTTACCAAACCGATAGCCCTTTCCTTCTAGTAATCTTACTAAATTGATTGTAGCTCTCTTCATAATCAAAGCCCCTGCTGACTGAAGAAGTACATTTAAAGAAGCGTGAGCAGAACGGACTGGTAGATGTCTGCCATCCAAACCAATCAAGTAGCCCCTTTGGTTTACTGCCAACTCAACGGCATCCTTAAGCCTTTTAATGGCTGGAAGCTTGGTTTGGAACTGGTCAATAATTTTACGGCCTTCCCTCTCGCCTTTGTTGATGATGCTACCAATCTTGGCTGGCCCTGCTCCGTACAAAAAGGCGTAGATAAAGGTCTTGGCATCGTTGCGTGTGGGCAACCCAGAAGCCTGTTGATTAGCTGTGTGGATGTCTCCTTCAAGAAGCACCTTGGCGTAGCTACCTCCGTCATAAGGAGCCATGAAGTGAGCCAAGCAACGCAACTCAATACCGCTGGCATCTGCCCCAATCAGCTTAAATCCGTTTGTAGCTACAAAGAGGCTACGGCACTCTTCACCATAAGCTGACCCTACTCTGGGTACTTGAGCCATGTTTGGCCCTCGGTGTGTGCAACGACCTGTTACTGCTCCGTTAGTGATTACCCTGCCGTGCATACGACCATCAGCTTTAACCAGCTTCATCCAAGCCTCGTTGCCCTCTGCAAGCTGGCCTAATCGCTTTGATACAAGTAAGTATTCTAAGAGGGGTTTGGCCTCTGCGAAGCCCATCCTTTCAAGAGCCGTAAGCACTTGTTCGTCAACTTTGGGTTTGCCATCTGGTGTAAACTCTTGGGGCTTCCAACCTTTTTTGATGAAGCGGTTTGCAATCTGGTCTCTGCTTCCGGGGTTGAACGGGATGATTTTCTTTTTCTTGCCACCTTTAACAATGTCCTTTGCCTTGTAACCAGCCTGTACTGCTGACTTCTTGGTTGTCCATTCTTTTCCGTCTTGCGTTACCCATAAGTTAGACTTCATCTCTTCCTCATCTGGAGGGAACACCGCTTGCATATTAGCCTCAATCTCAGCCCTCTTCTTCTGAAGTAAGGCACAAAGAGCTTCAGCTTTGGTATGGTCAAACTTGAAGCCGTAAGATTCTTGATTCTGCATTATCTTTGCAAACTCATGCTCTAGTTCGACACTTGCTTTAGATGGGTTCTTGGTCTGGATAAGTCTGTAGAGCTTCAAGGTAACAGCTACATCTTGTACGCAGTAATCCTCCATAGCTGGAGTCCAGACTTCAAAGCTGTTGTTCTCCTTGAAGTCACCCTTCTGCAATCCAATACGGATACCCCAAGCCTTGAGCGAATGGGAACCGATCATCTCTTTGGGAAAGCCATCGTTAAGCCTAGAGAAGTCATTCTCCTTTAGGTCGGGCCAAATGAGCCTAGTCAGTACCAAAGTGTCCTCTATCACCTTTGGCGG